ATACTATTTGGGTTTCTGCTCAACCTACTCTGTCAACTGGTGGTGATTGTATTGTGTTATCTTCACCTAATGGTATTGGTAATTGGTTTCATAAGATTTATGTAGATGCTCAAGCTGGAGCAGGGGAGCAAGTAGGGAAGAGAAACATTGCTTTTAAACCTATAGTATTACCTTGGAGCTTGCATCCCGATAGAGATGAAGAATGGGCCCGGGAAGAAAAAAGAAAGATTGGCGATCAAGCTTTTGCTCAAGAGCATGGTTGTGATTTCCTACAGTCGGGTAATAACGTAGTGAGTATAAAGGCACTTCAGTGGTATATGGACCATCCAACCGAAGATGAGCAGGCAGACGATGGTTTCAGACCCTACATGAGAGAACCAGAAGAAAAGACATGGATAGATTCGGGGTTATGGATCTGGAAGTATCCCGATTACACTAAACAATACTTGTTATGTGCTGATGTAGCAAGAGGCGATGGCGCGGATTTCTCTGCCTTTCATGTCATTGATGTGGAGAACTATGAGCAGGTAGCAGAGTATAGAGGTAAGGTTAACACGGATGCTTACGCTCACCTTCTACATAATACAGCAGTCCAATACAACAATGCTTACGTTGTAATTGAAAATGCCTCTATGGGTCATCACGTAGTGATGAAAATCATAGAAATGGAATACAAGAATATGTATTGGACTATAAAAGATCTTACAAAGATACATGAGAGTAACGCCGACCAATTATACTATGATATTTATAATGTTCCAAAGAATGCTGTGCCTGGTTTTACTATGAGTATGAAAAGCAGGCCGGCTTGTATTGCCAGGATGGAGGAAGACTTAAGAACGCATGACTTTATACTACATTCCAAGAGGACATTTGCTGAGCTAGAAACATTTATTTTTCATAATGGTAAACCAGAAGCGTTAGTTGGTTATAATGATGATCTTGTAATGGCGTTGTCTATGGGTATGTATGTTAGAACTACAACTCTTAAGTTTAATTCTCAGGATGAGGCATTAACAAAGGATTTATTACAAGGGTTGAGCTTTAATAACACACCTTATGAGTTTGGCGTCTGGAATGCTAAGTCCCAAGAGCAAGAGAAGTCGTGGACTTTCGATACTGGCACTGGACAGAAAGAAGACATGCGATGGCTAGTGTAGAAAACGGCTGGAACCAATATCAAAAATTGGTGATGGATAAGTTAGATGAACATGATGGCAAATTCTCTAACATAGAGAATAAGCTTACACAAATACAAGTTGATTTAGCTACTCTGAAAGTAAAGGCTAGTTTGTGGGGAGGTGTAGCGGGTTTGGTTCCAGTGGTTATAGCATTAATTTTGTTTTTTACTACGCAGGCGCCGGCAAAATAAAGGATAAATAATGGCAGACAAGTTTACAATACTAAAACGATTACTCAAAGGTGGCTCTGCTACGTACAAGGTGCCGAGTGAACGTCCGTCAAACGTGGCCCAGCGCCGCGTATTTGACTCGTTCCATCGTGCGACACAAAGTTTGTATGGCGAGGGTTTAGTCGGTGCGGTAGAAAGAATAGAGCGCATGAGGGACTATGAAGAGATGGATCATTATCCAGAAATAACAAGAGCACTAGACATTTATGCCGATGATAGTATGACCTATAGTGAGGATGGCAAGACGGTCCAAGTCCAGAGCGACGACGATAAAATAGTGGGCGAGTTAGAAGAGTTATTATATCAGAGGTTGGACATTGATTTTCATCTTTGGTCGTGGATAAGAAATATGTGCAAGTATGGGGATCATTTCAACCTATTAGACATTGTAGAAAAAGAAGGTGTATTAGGTGCCATAGCACTCCCAGTTGCCGAAGTAGAGAGAGAAGAAGGTTATAACAATGATCCTAATAGTTTGAGGTTCAAGTGGACTTCACAAGGGAATACTGTTTTTGAAAACTACCAAATCTCTCACTTGCGAATACTGGGCGATGATAGATTTTTGCCGTATGGGCGTTCGGCGCTGGATTCTTCAAGGAAAGTATGGAAGCAGCTCTTGATGGCCGAAGACGCGATGCTAATTTATCGCATTAGTAGAGCACCAGAAAGGCGAGTATTTTATGTTGATGTTGGAAACATTCCTCCCAAAGATGTGGAAGGATACATGCAAAACGCGCGCGACAAACTTAAGCGTGTACCAGTTACTTCGGAAACTAATGGACAGATTGATTTACGTTACAATCCCGAATCTATACTTGAAGACTTCTTTATTCCCGTTCGCGGGGATCGCGGTAGTAGAATTGAAACCCTACCTGGTGGGGAAAACGCTGCTGCTATTGAAGACATTGAGTATCTCCAAAATAAATTATTTATATCTCTCGGCGTTCCCAAGTCTTATCTTACTGCGGAAGCAGATTTATCGGGTAAGTCAACGCTGGCTCAAGAAGATATTAAGTTTGCCAGAACCATTCAAAGAATCCAAAAGATCGTCGTTAGTGAATTGGCGAAGATATCACTTATCCATTTATATCTGCGTGGGTATGATGAGTCTTCCATTTATAACTTTGACTTGAGACTGACCAATCCTTCTACCATTACAGAGATGATGCATCTTGACTTGATGGATAAAAGGTTTAGTACTGCAAGGGAGATGGCTGAGTCGGACATTATTTCTGCTTACTATGTGCAGAAGAATGTGCTCAAGCTTTCTGATAACGATATCTCTCGGATGAGGATAGAGCAAGAAAAAGAAGCTGTGGCTAAGAGCATCATTGAGAAGTTAGAAGGAGGTGAAGATCCAGGCGCGCCTGGTATGGGTGGCGGAGGATTTGGTGGCGATGATGACGATAAAGAAGATGATGATGATGCTACTGAAAACAAAGAAAATTGGACCAAAGATGCTATGCCCTACGATCCTACAGGTACCAGAGAGTTACCGGGGTATCCAAAAGATTATAGCTATAATGAAACCGGTTTTATTAAAACAAATGGCAAGCCTGAAAAGGTAGATGTATTAGATAAGACTATTGCGGACATTATGCAGTATAACTATGAGTCAAAAAGTATGTTAGAGAATTTGGCTACTGATGCTAATGAGCAGAAGTTGAAACATTCTTCTCTAAAAAGTATAATAAATGACATTTAGGAACTCTTTATTATATTTATTTTATCATACTACTCAATTTGCCCACGGGGTTTAAGATGAAGCACAATAAACAGAAAAATGTTGGTGTTTTATTTGAGATACTCAACCATGCTGTACTTACGGAAGTATCAAAAAATAATTCAACAAAGGCGGAAAAACTCTTTTCTCTATTGAGAGAGAATTTTATTAGGCCAACCGAAATTTCTAAAGCTTATAAAATTTATTCACAATTCCTTTACAGTGAAGCGAGGAATTCGTATTTTGCTTCACGATTTGTAGAAAATCTTAAGAAGGAATATGATCAAACTGTTAAGTTTAATAAGCTGACGGCGGAACTGAATACACTCATGGAGAATCTTTCTAAGATTACCAATAAGAAAGAACTGTTGAGAACTCAGATTCCTAATTACAAAGCATTGGCTAGTTTTCATATCAAGCTGCATGAAGATAATCAATATCTTACTTCTAAAGAAACATTACAACTAGATGAAACTTTGTTTGAGCACCTTATGGATAATGAAGAAGCTAAACGGGTCAGAGAAAGAAGGGGCGAGTTTGAAGGTGAAAGTAAATTTTCATTAGAAGAAGCTCAAACTGGTAAATTGAGTTTGATTCTGGCTATTCAGAAGTTTGATGAAGCATACAAACACCTGCTTACAAAAGAGCAGAAAGATTATTTAGTCAAGTATTATACTTCCTCTAACGAAGATGAGTTTAAGAGGTGGATCTGTAAGAAGGTAGATAATCTTTTAGATGAAGTGTCAAATAAGGCTTTGATGATCGAAGATGAAAAGATTAAAGAAAAAATTGATGTGGTAACAGAAAAGTTACAGGGTATTGCATATCAACCCTCTGTTACTACTAGTAATCTTAAAGACATTCTTCTCTCTGTTGAGATGAAGGATAAGTTGAAATTATTTTAGGAGAAAATAGTTGGCGACATTAATGCAAATGTGGAACATG